GAACAAAGTTCGGCGGCGTCAGGTAGCGATTACAAATTCGTTACAAGAATTGAAATATTAGACGGTGGTAACGGTGCTAATACAGCAAGTGTACTAGAGACATTTGAATTGTATGGTTGTTACTTAGAGTCAGCAAACTATAACAGCTTGTCTTACTCTACTAACGATCCAGTAACTGTTGCACTAGCAATACGCTACGATAACGCTATTCAAAGCCCACAAGGTACAGGCGTAGGAACAGCAATCGGACGTACAGTTAACACAGCTATTACAGGCGGCGGCGCAAGTTAATAGTTAACAATATTTCCTGAAACTTAAAAAGGGTGTCAATTAATTTTGACATCCTTTTTTATTCTGTACGCACTTATCTTATTAGGATAAATATTAATACAGGAGAGTAACAATGGCAAATAAACTCAACGGGTTTTTAGATAATTTAGTAAGTGGTGCATTAAGCCCTAAAGGTAACTTAGGCGACCAAGCACACGCGGCTCGACTTTTTGTTGATGACGCACATAGACTAAGTCCTAAAAGTAAATTTCTTTATCACGTAAGTTTTAATTTAAATCCTGAAGCAGTACAATTAATTCCTCAATTAAAAACACAAGAAATTAATATGCTTGTTAAAAGTGTTGACTTGCCTAAGTATCAAATTGCAACAACACTAAAGCATCAATACAATAAGAAAAGAAATTTACAAACAAGATTAGATTACGATCCTATTAACGTTGTATTCCACGATGACAACTTTGGTCAAACAACTGCTATGTGGGAAGCATACTATAGATATTATTTTAAAGATGGTAACTATGCAAGTATAGACGGAAGTACAAATCCTAATACTTCTAATGCGGCGTACAATAGAGGATCAAGTTATCAAGGTGAAGCGGCAAACAGTTTTAGATACGGTATGGATAACGATTCTCTTAAACCGTTTTTTGAAAGTATTCAAATTTATCAAATGTCGAGAAAACGTTACACAGCGTTTACATTAGTTAACCCTATCATTAGTGAATGGGGACACGACACTATGGACAACAGTTCAAGTGACTCAGTTGCAAACAACATGACAATACAATACGAAACTGTATGGTATGCAAGAGGACCAGTTAAAGATGGTTCAGCACCTAAGAGCTTTGGTAGTGCAAGTGGCCATTACGATCAAGTACCAAGTCCTAATTCATTAGGAGGAGGCGGAACTAGTAGTGTGTTTGGTGTTGGCGGTATTGCAGGCGGCATTGGTGAAGTGTTTGGAGATATTAGTAGTGGTGCGGCATTTAGCAGTCCAACAAACTTTTTAGGTACAGTATTAAAAGCAACTAGCATAACACAAAATGCTAAGAGCTTAGGTAAAGAAGGACTACGTGAAGAAGGATTTGGAATACTAAAAGACCAAATTGGTAAAGCAACTGGCATCGATGTTAGTGGCGTAGCAAATCTTGCATTTCCTAAGTCAGGCGGTTCAGGTGGTAGCTTTAGCACTATTGCTACAGTTGCAGGCTTAACAACACTAGCCGGAGTTGCTAGTGGTAAAATTGGTAACCCACTAAGTAGTGTTACTAACTTCTTAAAAGGAAATCCAGGTGCGGCTGACTCAGTAGCTAAAAGTACTTTCTTTAAGAAGGATCATATTAACAACGGCGGATCACCGTTACCGGAAATTATTAGTGCGGCATACAATGCACAAACGGCGGCAGATAAAGCATCAGCAAGAGAAAAAGCTATTTCAAATGCTAATGGTAATACTCTATTTACATAGGATTAATTTATGGGCGACAATATATCAACTAACAAAAATAGTACACCAACTAATTTATATGGTAACCTTCCAGCTAAGGCAGGCGATAGTGCGACTAAAGTAAAACAATTCTTTAATCAATATTATTCAGAACCATTTGAATTTTCAAGTAACGAAGTTGATGCAACTGTAGCTTTCTTTTCTAAAAGAGGCTTTGATGAAGTTAGTGCTAATAGTGTTGCAACTATTGTTATGCAACAAGCAAAAATTGATAACGTAAAAATCTTTGAGTTAATAGATACACTTGCCGGATTTGACCAAGTACAATTAAGTTCAGTAATTACAGAAATTTTAAATTACAATAGATCAAAAATCAGTACACTAGGTTACAAAGTAGACCAAGCAACTAATAAATTAGAAACTAGAAACATAGTGGTATAATGCTATGGGTAAGTTTGCTCAGGGTCGGTATACATTAAAGTACCCCGAAAAATACTTAGGTACAAAGACACCTATATACAGAAGTAGTTGGGAATTTGCATTTATGAAATTCTGCGATGAAAGTCCTAGTGTTAGTAAATGGGCAAGTGAAAGTGTTAAGATACCATATAGAAATCCATTAACAGGTAAGCATACAGTTTATGTACCAGATTTCTTAATACAATACAGCGATAAAAATGGTAGACCACATGTTGAACTAATTGAAGTTAAGCCTGATAATCAAACTATGAAAGAGAATGTTGGACGTGATAAATGGCGTCAAGCACAGTATATCCAAAATGTTGCTAAGTGGGAAGCCGCTAGAGCGTGGTGTAAACAGAAGAAAATCTTCTTTAGAGTTATAACCGAAAAAGACATTTTTCACTCAGGCAAACGAAAATAGGATAAATAATAGTAGCATATAATGGAAAACCAAAATGACTAAGAAACTAGAAGAATTACTCAATTTGCCTGAAAGTCAGGAAATTATTAAACAAGAGCAATCAAACTCTAATGATGTTGTTAAAGCAGACCAACAAGAAGACTTTAGAGATATTGCAGAACTTGATAAAATTACTGCGGCATTACCAGCTGTAAAAGGACTAGGTGAATTAGCAGATAAAGAACTCAACGAAATTGCACTAAAGGCTACTACAGCCTATGATGATCTAATGGATTTGGGTATGAATGTGGAGAGTAGATATAGTGGCAGAGTATTTGAAGTGGCTGGAGGAATGCTTAAAACGGCTCTTGACGCCAAGGTTGCAAAACTAGATAAGAAATTAAAAATGATTGACTTGCAACTTAAGAAAGAAAAGCAAGATAAAGACAGCGGATATGAAGATTCTGGGCTTGTAAATGGTGAAGGATACGTAGTTACTGACCGTAACAGTTTGCTTGAGAAATTGAAAAACATGGATAAATAAACATATAAGGAACTGATATGAAGACATTTGCAGATTATTTAACAGAGTCGAAAAAGACTTATAAATTTAAAATTGGTATTGCAGGCGAACTACCTGAAGGTTGCATGGACACTATGGAACAATCACTTCAGAAGTTTGGTGTAATGAATATGACGGATTGTAAACGAACACCGATTACAGAACGCCCATTAGATTTTCCACAGTTACAAAACTGCGAAGTTAATTACTGCGAAGCGGAATTAGCATATCCTACTATTGCACCTGTGTTAGCAGAATACTTAACACAGACATGCGGGTTACCACAGTCACACTTAATTGTAAGAAACTTAGATGCTCCACAAGAGCAATATCAAGATACAGAATACACTAAAGTTTATGAGCCAGCATTAGGTAGCGACTTACCAGAATCAGATCCAGCAGTTCATAAGCAAGTGACAGGTGAAAGAGTTATGGGCTTACTAGCAGAGCTAGAACAAGCACGTAAAGAAAGAGAGAATGATCCAATAGGAAGCATTCAACCAAACAAAGAACAAATTCAAGATATGGGCGAACCACAAAGCAAAAGCCCAATGGGGAGCAAATAATATGAAACTAGAAGACATTTATAAAAAAATTGATGACCTTAACGAAGCGGCATCAATGAACATTTCATTAACAGGTGATAGTCCACAAGAAGTAGGCGAATTATTTAAAGTGTTAGGAGATAAAGATCTTAACCCAGAGCCAATGCCAAGTTTAGGTATGCGTGGCGACATTGAGAAATCAATGGACATTATGAAAAAGATGGATGGTCCAAAAGATGGTCCAATGCCAATGAAGATGCCAAGTGACATGCCAACAAAACTTACAATGCAAGATGAGCCTAGCGATAACGAAGATTATGCTAACAGTCCAGATGAACAACATCAAGACACAAAGTATATGACTAAAGACTTATCCGGCGGACTTAATAAAGAAAAGAAAACATATCCAAAAGTAGCAGGCGGTGATAATCCAATGGCACTTGAAAATAAGATCAAAGAAGAATTAAAAGCTAAGTTTGCTGAAAAGTTTGGCGAAGCAAAAGAAGATAGTTTCGACGAAGCAGGCTGTAAAGCAGAAATGAAAAGACTTGACGCAAGTGGATGTTCAAAAAATGAAATGCTTAAAAAAGTAGATTCTAAATTTGGTTGCGGCAAAGAAAAATTCGAAAAACTATACGCAAGTAGTTGCGGTAGTCACTAAGGAGATATAAATGGCTGGATTTGCAAGAACTAATGGATTAAGTGTTACAGCAGGTAATGTATATTCCCATGGTGCTAAAGGGTTTTTAATCACAGTACAAGTTGCTGGTAATACAGATGTTGATTTGAGAGCTGAAGATGATGCTGTTGATGAAGCAGTAGAAATGATTATTAAAGAAGTTAATCCTTTGATGTATGCTGTAAAAAACGATGCATCAGGTGAGATTAGCGTTATTACAGACAGAAATACAAGCCCAGCGGACTTACAAGCACGTATTAGAGCATTAGGTACAGCAGTAGGACCAAACAACGTTGATGTAACAGGCACCGATGTTGTAGAAGCAACTTTCTTAACCGTAACTGGTTAATCAAGAATAATAATAATAACAAACGTCACAACAACATTCAATACCCGCTCCGGCGGGTATTTTTTTGAGTAAATAATAGTATGGCAACAAAGAGTTTAGATGGTGTCTTAACAAAGAAGGCACACACAAGAGATACATATACCGAGGCGCAGATTGACGACCTTAAGCAATGCATGGATCCAAAAGATGGATACTTGTACTTTGCTAAGAAGTTTGCATTTATTCAGCACCCTGTAAAAGGTAAATTATTATTTGATCCATATGGATATCAAGTACGTTTACTACAGAGTTATCACGACTTCCGTTTTAACATTAATATGTTGCCAAGACAAACTGGTAAGACAACTACTGCCGCAATTTACTTGTGTTGGTATGCAATGTTTCATCCAGATCAAACAATACTAATTGCCGCACACAAATATACAGGTGCCCAAGAAATTATGCAACGTATTAGATACGTGTATGAAATGTGTTCTGATCATATTAGAGCAGGTGTTACTAACTACAACAAGGGTAGCATGGAATTTGAAAACGGATCACGTATTGTTAGTGCTACTACAACAGGAAACACAGGACGTGGTATGTCCATATCATTACTATACTGTGATGAGTTTGCATTTGTTAATCCTAACATTGCAGAAGAATTTTGGACATCAATATCTCCTACACTAGCAACAGGTGGTCGTGCTATTATTACAAGTACACCTAATAGTGATGAAGATACATTTGCTGTTATTTGGAAAGAGTCAGAAGATAAATTTGACGAACACGGTAACGAAGCATCTATTGGTAAGAATGGCTTTCATGGTTTTACATGTAGTTGGGACGAACATCCTGACAGAGATGAAGAATGGAGGAAGAATGAAATTGGGCGTATTGGTGAAGAAAAGTTTAGACGTGAGTATGGTTGTGAATTCTTAATCTATGATGAAACACTTATTAATAGTATTAAGTTAGCATCAATGGAAGGTACAGATCCAATACTTAATATGGGTCAAACACGTTGGTACGGCAAACCAACAGGTGATAACAACTATGTTGTTGCCCTTGATCCTAGTATGGGTACTGGAGGCGACTTTGCCGCAATACAAGTATTTGAAGTACCAAGCTATAAGCAAATAGCAGAATGGAGACATAACGAAACTGCTATACCAGGACAGATTAGAGTTTTAAAAGATATATGTGATTATATTAAAGAGCAATGTAATAACAACGGATCAAACATATATTGGAGTGTAGAGAACAACAGTATTGGAGAAGGTGCATTAATTGTTATTAGAGACCTTGGAGAAGAGAATATACCAGGGCTACTTACAAGTGAACCTATGCGTAAAGGACATGTGCGTAAGTTCCGTAAAGGATTTAACACAACACACAGTACTAAAATTAGTGCTTGTAGTCGATTAAAAACTATGATCGAAAACGATAAACTACAAGTAAACAGCAAAGTATTACTATCAGAGCTTAAAGGATTTGTAGCAAGTGGTAGTAGTTATAAAGCAAAACCCGGAGAAACAGACGATTTAGTTAGTGCAACATTGCTAAGTATGCGTATAATCGCAGTATTAAAAGACTGGGATCCAAGAGTATACGAATCGTTCAATCAGGCAGAATCAAGCGAAGATTACGAACCGCCCATGCCTATATTCGTTTCGACTAATATGAGATAAATATTAACATGAGCAACATGGAACCTATATCAGAAAAATTATTTGCCAAAATTAGAGGCAGATTCGAATCAGTAACAATCGGAGACGAGCAAGGTGCTGTAACAGATGAGCCAAGACTAGCAAAGTACTTTGATTTTGATTACAAAGAAGGTGCAAACGTACTAGGAAAAGTTAGTATCACACTAGATGAAAAGTCAGGTGTTACTGTATTGTTTAATCAGGACTTTATGGCAGAAGCCGGAGAAGCTGAAAAGAACAATTGGTATAACTTTCTAAAAGAAATACGTATTTTTTCTAAGAAGCATATGTTGAACTTTGATACAAGAGATATTACAAAAAGTAATCTAGACAAAAGAGATTACGCACACTTAACAAAAACTGCCGGAGAAACACAAATGAGTGAGTCAAAAATGTACGGTACTAGTAGAACAAGTTTCGAAGATATCGATACTGCTCGTTTAGTACTCAAGCACACGAAACCAGTGAACCAAGAAGTTCCTGGATCAAGAACACAAAACGTACACAGTATGTATATTGAAAGTGAAGCTGGAGAAAGATTTAAATATCCATTCAGACACTTAAATGGTGCTAGAGCAATGGCACGCCACGTAGCAGAAGGCGGCAACCAGTACGATGACTTTGGTAAACACATTGTTGAGATGTCAACAGAATTAAACAAACTACGTAAGTTCAAAACTTACATGAACCGTTCAAGCGTAATGGCAGAAGGCTTAAAAGGTTACATGGAAGCAGTAGATGTAAGATTAGAAAACATCAAAACAGAAGTAATGAAACTACAACGTAGTAACTATTACAAAGAAACATTTGCAAATTTTGCTCCTGTAGTAAATGAAAATGTTCCAGAAGATGTTGCAGAAAATTGGATTGACCAATTAACTATCAGAACATTTAACGAAGAATTAAAAGATGTATTTCCTTACGTATATAGACTAGTAAGTGAAGTAACAACTGCAACTGAAACAACTCCAGAAGACTTTGTTACAGAAACTGAAGTAGAGGCAGAAGTAGAAGAAGCAGAAGTACAAACTCCAGAAATGGAATTTGAGAGGGCGTTAGACTCAATCGTAGGAGAGGAAGACAATGCATTAATTGACGGTGACGAAGAAGCACAAGCGGCCGCGGTTAAACAAATTAATGGCTTAATGGCTCAACATTTTCCTGCCGGGATAAACGGCACGAATGCAATCGAAAGCATGAAGGGCGTTATAGACGATCCAATGCTTTTAGACATGTTCAAGAAAGTTGGACAAAAAGATGCAGATACATGTGTCCGTCCATTAGTAATGAAATACTTAAAAGGAAAGAATTCCAATATTATGAATCAAATTGATACGGGTGATTTAGCATCTGAATCAGATGACGACAATGTGCCATCAAAAAAAGCAGGCGATCCAACAACAGATTTTACAAAATGGTTAAAGAAAAACCATAATAAAGGTCCAAGAGATTTATCAGGCGATGAGTATACTAAGCATAGTAAGTCTTTTCAAGCACAAAAGAAAGCAAAAGAAGCTGACGACACAGGCACTATGGATGTCAAAATTAATCCTCAAGGACAAATGATGCACCCTGATACTCCAGACGCAATGGACGGCGATCAAGGTGATGATAGAACACCAGGACAGAAGTTAGAAGAGCTAGTTAAGAGTTATTATGACTACACAACTAACAACTTTCCAAAAGGCGAACAAGCAGTAGTAACTGCATGTGAAAAAGAATTTGGTGAGAACAGCGTACCAGTAGCTGAGAAAATGATTGCAAGATTAATGCAAGGTAAAGATAGTGAGATGGAAAGAATCAAATCACTAGCAGGCATTAATAACTAAGAATCACTTTTTTGGCAACCTAGTGGTTGACATTACTAAGTAACTGTAGTAGTATATAACATGTGCTACTACTTTAAAAGGCACAGCGGAATATTCCGCACTAAAGCACATAGGCTTAAAACTTATAGGAGGCAATAACTATGGCAACATTAGCAGAGATCAGAGCTAAACTTAAAGAGCAAGAATCACGCACAGGTGGTTCAGACAACAGAAGCGGCGGCGACAACGCAATTTACCCATTTTGGAATTTGAAGGAAGGTCAGACTAGCACAGTCAGATTCTTACCTGATGGTGACGAAAACAATACATTTTTCTGGCAGGAACGTTTAATGATTAAACTTCCATTCGCTGGAATTAAAGGCGAGACAGACTCTCGTCCAGTACAGGTACAAGTACCATGTATGGAAATGTATGGGGAAACTTGTCCAGTACTTTCAGAAGTACGTGGATGGTTTAAAGATCCAAAGTTAGAGGATATGGGTCGTAAGTATTGGAAAAAGCGTTCATACGTATTCCAAGGCTTTGTGACTGATAACCAAATTTCAGAGGATCAAACTCCGGAAAACCCAATCAGACGTTTTATAATTGGACCACAAATCTTCCAAATCATTAAGGGAGCATTAATGGATCCAGATATGAACGAACTACCTACAGACTACACAGCAGGTGTAGACTTTAGAATCGCTAAGACATCCAAAGGCGGATATGCTGATTACTCAACATCAAACTGGGCTCGTAGAGAGCGTCCGTTAGATGAAGCTGAGTATAAAGCAATTGAAGACAATGGCTTGTTTAACATGAGCGACTACTTGCCTAAGAAACCTGAAGCAGTAGCAGTTGAAGTTATCAAGAAAATGTTTGAAGCATCAGTAGATGGTGAAGCATACGACATGGAAGCATTTGGTCAATACTTTAGACCAGCAGGCGTAAGAGCGGCAACTGGTGATCCAGTTAAAGCAAGTACACCAGCACCGGCTCCAGCGGCACCAGCAGTAGCACAAGCAACGGCTCCAGTAGCTGATGCAGTAGCACCTACGGCAACTGAAGCGGCAGGCGATGGCAACAAAGCAGAAGACATCCTAGCGATGATCAGAAGCCGCCAGAGCTAGTTTAAACTGAGTGGGTGTAGTTAACGCTACACCCTATTCAGACAATCTGATAAGGAGATACAATGGCTAATAAAGCATTTGACGTTTCTAAGTTTCGTAAAAACTTAACTAAATCAATCACAGGCATGAGTAGTGGATTTAACGATCCAACTGATTGGATTAGTACAGGTAACTATGCCTTAAACTATCTTATTAGTGGCGACTTTCACAAAGGTGTTCCGCTAGGTAAGGTAACTGTTTTTGCAGGAGAATCTGGTGCAGGTAAGAGTTATATCTGTGCAGGTAACATTGTAAAAGCGGCACAAGAACAAGGTATCTTTGTAGTCTTAATTGACTCAGAGAACGCACTTGATGAGAGTTGGCTTAAAGCTCTCGATGTTGATACATCAGAAGATAAACTTCTTAAACTAAACATGTCAATGATTGATGACGTTGCTAAAACTATTAGTACGTTTATGATTGACTATAAAACAATGCCAGACGAAGAACGTCCTAAGATTTTGTTTGTAGTTGACAGTTTAGGTATGTTACTTACACCTACAGATGTTGACCAGTTTAACAAGGGTGATATGAAAGGTGATATGGGTCGTAAGCCTAAAGCACTAACTTCATTAGTCCGTAATACTGTTAACATGATTGGTAGTTGTAATGTAGGATTAGTTTGTACTAATCACACATACGCTTCACAAGATATGTTTGATCCAGATGATAAGATATCAGGTGGACAAGGCTTTATCTATGCATCAAGTATTGTTGTTGCAATGAAAAAGTTGAAGCTAAAAGAAGACGAAGATGGTAACAAGATCAGTCAAGTTATGGGTATCCGTGCAGGCTGTAAGGTTATGAAAACTCGTTATGCAAAACCTTTTGAAGGAGTACAAGTTAAGATTCCTTATGAAACAGGTATGAATCCATACAGTGGATTGGTTGACTTGTTTGAGAAAAAAGGTTTACTTGTCAAAGACGGTAACAGACTAAGGTATACTGATTCTAAAGGTAATGAAGTAAAAGAATATCGTAAAGTGTGGGAAGCAGGCGGTGACGCTCTTGACACAATTATGATGGACTGGACCAACATTGCTGAAGCAGTTGAAACAGTTGAAGAAGCCGTAGTCGAAACCGATGAGGCAGAGGTAGCTAATAGCTAACTACTTTTTGTATAAGTAGCAGTATTAAAACTAAGGAGAATAAATTGGAATCAGGTTCAACAGTTATAGAAGTTTGGCAAGTGTTCAAAGAGTATCTTGATAAGAAACATATAGAAACTATTGCTGAAAAGTATGTTGATCTATGTGCTGACTTGGGTACAAGTGATGAAGCATTTAGAGATGCGTTAGGTTCTGACAATAACTTAGATAAAGCTATTGGGTATTTTCTAGAAGAAGAAACTGACGAAGATTCGTTTGATAACGAGGACGATTACTAATGGGATGGTATTCTGATATTGCTAGAGACATTAGCAACATTCCAAAAGCTATTGCATTTTACGAAAGTGAGTTGCAAGAAGCAAGGTTGGAGTGCAAAATAAAAGGTAATGTTGAAAGAGCTTCGGCATCAATGCCGGGTATAGTTGAACAACGTTTCAACCAATTACAAGAGCTAGAAGCAATATTAGAATACCTAAACATTGAGTTACGTAGGTTACGTAGTAGCTTTTTTAGGAAATATTTAGAAAGCTATGCTCGTGCATTGTCGAGTAGAGATGTAGAAAAATATGTAGACGGTGAAGCTGACGTTGTTGATTATGAAAAAATCATTAACGAGTTTGCATTGATGCGTAATAAATGGTTAGGCGTTTGTAAGGGCCTAGATCAAAAACAATGGCAACTTACAAACATAGTTAAATTAAGAGTAGCTGGCATGGAAGATGCTAGTATATAACATAGGAATAAATTAAGATATGAGTTACCAATTACCAGGTGAAAAGAAAATAATTGAAAAATGGGATAAGATTCCAGGAGATGTCACTTTCGTTTTACGTGAAGGAGATGAAGTTGGTGATGATGGCGGATGTGCCATTGGTGGCTGTTGGGTAAAGAAAACTAGTGCAGAACTTTTTGCAAATAAAAAAGTTGTCATCTTTGGTTTGCCCGGAGCATTTACACCAACGTGTAGTTCAGAACAACTACCAACATTTGAAAAAATGTATGAACAGTTTAAAGCACAAGGCGTAGATGAAGTATATTGTGTAAGTGTTAACGATGCATTTGTAATGAATGCATGGGCTAAAGAACTAGGATGTACTAACGTTAAATTACTAGCAGATGGTAATGCAGACTTTACATATGCTATTGGTATGCTTTGTAATAAACAACATTTAGGCTTTGCAAACAGATCATGGAGATATGCAATGTATGTTGACAACATGACTGTTAATGAAAGTTTCATTGAAGAAGGTTACAACAACTGCGGAGACGATCAAGATCCGTATGTTGAATCAACACCTGAAAATGTAATCCAGTATATCGAAACACTAAACCGTTAAAGTTTAAATACTAGTATGATAAACGTACTAGTGACAGGTGGGTTCGATCCCTTACATTCCGGCCATATTGAATACTTCAAGGCCGCAAAACAATTAGGTGATAAACTAATTGTTGCAGTAAACTCAGATGAATGGCTGACTCGAAAAAAGGGTCGGCCTTTCATGTCCTTTAAAGAAAGACTTGCAATCATAAAAGAACTTGCTATCGTAGACAAAGTTATAGGCTTTGACGATGAAGACGATTCAGCATGTCATGCAATATTCCATACCATGTCAACCGAAGTAGGAAAAGTTATTTTTGCTAATGGCGGTGACAGAACTAATACAACAACTCCAGAGTACAAAATATACGGCGACCATCCTCAAGTCCATTTTGAATTTGGGGTAGGTGGAGAAAACAAAATGAATAGTAGCAGTTGGATACTAGACGAGTGGAAGACACAAAAGACAGAACGTGATTGGGGTTATTGGCGTGTACTAGATGACAAACCCAAACAAGGTTACAAAGTAAAAGAGCTTGTAATATATCCAGGCAAACGTCTAAGCGATCAAAAACATTTTAAACGTAGTGAACAATGGAACATACTTGAAGGCGAAGTTAAAATGGTAACCGAATGGGAAGGCAGACAAGAGATTGTTTACTTAAATCCTCAAGGTATGCCATATGAAATTAATAAAGAAGTTTGGCACTTACCAAGTAACCCTGGTAAAGTAAATGCACATATACTAGAAATACAACGTGGCGAACAATGTATAGAAGAAGATATTGAAAGACGTGGCGTTCCAGATTACGAGTATGATCAGTGGCATGAAGGATCGCCAGTATAGCATGACAGCAACTTTCATGCCAACTAAAAAAGAGCTTCGTATAGTAGAAGAAGTTGCTCCGTATACAATGACAAGCGGACAACGTATAACACAGACTATACGGGCTGTAAGAGACCTTGACGCTAATAATATTACAGGCGATATAGTTGAGTGTGGAGTATGGAAGGGCGGACAAATTATTAGTGCTTGGTTAGCTAATAATAAAACAAATAGAAACTTTTGGTTATACGATACATTTGAAGGCATGACACAACCAACTGTACATGATCATAAAATAAATGAACTAGGTGCAGTAACACATGCAAGGTTTAGTCGCAAAGCAAAGCACGGTTTCGATCAGTGGTGCAGAGCAGAAATTGGAGAAGTTAGTACTAATGTATTCAAATATATTCCTCCACATCAGTGCAATTTTATTAAAGGTCCTGTTGAACAAACACTATTAGATAAGAATAATTTACCAAAAAATATTGCATTATTACGCTTAGATACCGACTGGTATGAAAGTACATTACAAGAATTATTAACACTATGGCCGTTATTAAACGTAGGTGGTTACATGGTTTTAGACGACTATAACAGTTGGCGTGGAAGTCAAAAAGCCTTTCATGAGGTGTTTGGCACCTCTCTTGAGATACATACTATTGATAGAACCGCAGTATATGTTAGGAAGGTCAAAGCATGAATAAAGTATTTGTAGGATACGATCCAAGAGAAGATATTGCATACCAAGTATGTAAACACAGTATCCAAACTCAAAGTAAAAACGTAAGTGTACATTCATTAAAACAACAAGAGTTAAGAGACTCTGGTTGGTATAAAAGACCAATTGACAAACTAGCAAGTACTGAATTTACATTCACAAGATTCCTAGTTCCAGAGCTTACAAACTTTAAAGGTTGGGCATTGTTTATAGACTGTGATATGATTTTACAAACAGACATACAAAAATTATTTGATCAAGCAGACGACAAATATGCTGTTATGTGTGTTAAACATGATTACGAAGTACAAGAAGGTACTAAGATGGACGGACAAAAACAAACAGTTTATCCACGTAAGAATTGGTCAAGCGTAATGCTGTTCAACTGCGAACATCCACAAAATGCTAGACTTACACAAGACATGGTAAACAGTAACGAATTAAACGGAGCATACTTCCACAGATTTAGTTGGCTTGAAGATGATGCGTATCTAGGAGAATTAGATCACACATGGAACTATCTAGTAGGTGTGTATGATGATATTGAAAAGCCTAACCTTATCCATTATACAGAAGGTGGACCTTGGTTTGAGAACTATCGAAATTGTGAATTTGCTCAAGAATGGAAAGACAATTTATATCAAATGATGGATAGATAATATGAGTGAAAACAATACAGGCGAATGGGATACCAGAGTGATTAGACCACATTTAAAAGAAATGATAGATAAGATTTTGCACAGCGTTGCAACTGGAGAACAAAGGCATGCTGTAGAAGCAGTTTCAGAAGTTTTCCAAGAAGTAAAAAACCCTCCAGTAATATGTGTAGACAGCGGAATTAAAAAAGTAGAAAAGAAAGTTAAAGGTTCTTTTGGACTTATTGATTCTTTTGTAATGGGCATGGCACTAGGTAGTGGCGGTAAGTATATTCGTGCTGACGATGTTGATTGGGAAGATGATACTCCATTACTAGTTAGAGGACTAGGCAAACAAAAATTAATTAAGATGTGTATTGAACGTGGTAGAGATTTCTACTTTATGGACACAGGTTATGTAGGTAACAATCCAAGTACACGTAATCCAAATGGTAAAAAAACTTATCATAGAATTGTAAAAAATGCATTACAAAACTTACACATGCCTGACAGAGAGCAACCAGGATCAGATAAATGGTATGGTGGCGGACGTTGGAATTCATTAGCTATTCCATTTAAAGACGCAACACCAGGACGTAAAATATTAGTAGTACCACCAAGCGAAAAGGTAATGAAATACTTTGATCAAGACTTGGACACATGGATCGATCAAACTATTGCTACTATTAGAAAGAACACATCAAGACCTGTACAGCTACGTAAGAAGCCAAGTAGAGAAGATCGTGTTAGTGTTAACACAATGGAGCAGGCACTTGCAGATGATGTACATTGCCTAGTAACATACAACAGTATTGCCGCACTTGAAGCAATGATATATGGTAAACCTGCCGTAGTGCTAGGACCAAATTGTGCTCAAGATATTTGCGAAACTAGTTTAAAGAGAATTGAATTTGCTGAGCATCCAGGGAGGAAACAGTTAACTTATTTGTGTAGATACCTATCTAATAACCAATTTACATATGATGAAATGTTAAGTGGTTACGCCTGGAGCATAGTAAAATGAGAGTTATAGGTTACACTAAAGTTATACCACCTGGGAACAAAGGCAAGTTGCCTAAGCCGGGTAGACCAATTAAACCAAATCATAAATTAGATATTATCAAAAATTTTATATCAGGAGTCAGGGTGTCGGGGGACAACGGGTTGGTATATGATGGATTTGATACAATGGCATGTGACGTAGCTGTTATGCAAGGCTTTATGCACGAAGACAGTCAAGCAGTACCACACATTAACTTACGCAGAAGTATTGCAAGTAACACAGCTAACAAACGTTTTATTACAGCAGATAGTAACTTATTTTTATACAAAGCAAAACAAAATGAACCACATCATTACTTACGTTATAGTTATGATGGAGTGTTTGCTAACACCGCAGAGTATTGCAATGAAGAGCCAGGTGATGCACAATGGGAAAAGATACAACGTGACTTAGGTGTTAAACTAAAGCCATGGGACTATAATAACAGAGATAATATTTTATTATGTTTACAACGTAATGGTGGTTGGAGCATGAAAGGTAAAGATGTTGTTACTTGGGCTAATACTAAAATTGCAGAGATTAGACAGTACACAACTAGACCTATTATTATTAGACCACACCCAGGAGATAAAAAAGCACCTGAGTATGTAAAAAGAATCACAGGCGACAACATTAGAATTAGTTTTCAACCAGACATTGCACAAGACCTAGCAACTGCACATTGTTCTATTGTGTACAACAGTAGCCCAGGTGTAGCTAGTATTATAGAAGGTGTTCCTGTTATATGCGAAGACTGGCAAGCAAGTCAAGTACAAGAAGTATGCTTTCAAAGAATAGATGCATTGTCAAAATTAAGACCGTTTGATAGAGAAAAATGGATTAGAAAAATATCACAATGCCATTGGAGTTTTGCAGACTTAAAAAGTGGCGAAGCATGGGAATGGATGAGGAGATACGTAAAATGAGAATAAAATGTATAACAACATTTCATCAACCAGGATTAGAAGAATACGGACAACGTCTTATTGATAGTTGGGCTAAGAACGTACACCCGGCAGTTGAGCTAGTAGTATATGCAGAAGATTGTATTCCTGTTGTACCACCAGGTGCAAATATCAAAGTTGTAAATGCTAAAGAAGTATTACCAAAACTTAATGCATTTAAAGAAAGACACAAAGACGATCCTAAAGCAAATGGTATATGTCCTTGGCCTGCTAGACGCCCAAGAGATCATCATAAGAAGTTTAAGTGGGACGCAGTACGTTTTGCAAACAAAACATATGCAGTATTTGAAGCCGCACAAGATCCTAACACAGATATTCTAGTTTGGATTGACGGTGATACATATGTACACAGTCCTATTACTTACGGACAATTTAGAAATTTAATACCTGCATCACAATGGTTACACTACTTAGGTAGAAATAAAAAATGGCCTGAGTGCGGGTGGTACGGACTTACACTTAGAACTCCAGGGTGCGATGCATTCCTAAAAGAGTTTGAAAGAGTTTACGAAGAAGCTGATGACGGAATCTTTAAGATGGAAGAATGGCATGACAGTTATGTGTTTGATCAAGTCCTAAAGAAAATTAGAATAGAACATAAAAACATTAAAGACTTCAGCGGACATCTTGTAAACGGAGAAGGTCATCCGTTAATTAATTGTGAACTTGGCGCATTCTTTGATCATCTTAAAGGTGTAAGAAAGCAAGAAGGTAGGAGTCGAAAGAAAGACTTACTACAGCCAAGGAGCGAGTCATATTGGAATGAAGTTTAGTTTATTTACAGAGAATGGTGCACAGAATAGTAAACCAGTGTTTGACGCTTTTGCAACTAGTTTGCATAGTGCTGGCCATACCGTTACTGTTAATGACTGGGATTGCGATGTTGCTGTTATTTGGAGTGTGCTTTGGTTTGGCAGAATGGCTGGAAACCAAAAAGTCTGGGAACACTTCCGAGCAATAAACAAACCTGTAATAGTATTAGAAGTAGGCGGAATTCAAAGAGGCACTACATGGAAAGTAGGCATCAATGGTATTAACAGCGATGCTAACTTTGGTGCTAAAGGCAACGACAGTACTAGAGCAGACTTACTAGGACTTGAAGCAAAACGTTGGACTAACGATGGCCAACATATTCTTGTATGTGGACAACATGATAAAAGTTTACAATGGCAAGGCATGCCACGTATGAGTAATTGGTTTCTAAACACTTACGATGAAATACGCAAACACACAGACCGTCCTATAGTATTTAGACCACACCCACGTTGTAGACTAGACCACATTGAACGTGGACTTAGACATGTGTATAGACAAGAGCCTAACCATATTAACGATACATACGATGACTTTGATTTAGATTTTAACAACGTATGGGCTACTGTAAGCTACAGTAGTAATCCTGGTATACACAGTATACTAAACGGCGTTCCAGCGTTTGTAGGTACCAGCTCGTTAGCGTATGACGTCGGTAATGACATAGACTTCTTCCACGATATAGAAGCACCCTTACAACCAGACAGGCGACTATGGTTGAATGACTACGCATACACAGAATGGACTTTGGATGAAATAGCCCAAGGTTTACCATTAAAACGCTTGACTTCTGAACTATAATCTAGTATAATACATACATGCTTAGAAAAGAACCAATCGACATTAATGACCTTACCGTTGAAGACTGCCTAGAACTAGTTGCTGGTATCAGTAACTTTAAGTTCAGCGTTAATAAAAAGTTAGCAGACTTACATTCGTTTACGTTACATGAAGACAACCATAAGATTATGTTTAGTATTGCTAAACAATGTTTTAGAGGTACTGCACTCACGCCTAAGCAACACGAGCTTGTTAAAAGACTATTAGTAGAGTACTACACACCACAGTTCACAAAGCATAACATTGAACTTAAGAACCATTTAGATAACTTAAGAAGTCCGCTACGTGACTTAGATAGTTCACATTGGGTTAAGATACAACAGATTGGTTACAAGGGTGTAGAAGAAAATATGCTTGTTATCAGATTCCCATTTAACAAAAAAGTTATTACTAGATTAGAAGAATTAAAGAACGGCAACAACAAAGATTACTTCTACGAAAAGCACAAGCATTACTTTCCGTTAACTGAAAGATACATTTGGAAAGTAGTAAATATTGCAAGAAAGTTTCAAAGTAAGTTTGACATTGATGCTAGTGTACAAGAAGTATACGACCAACTAGCACACATGAATTCTCATAGCTATGAGTACTTGCCAGGAGTTAAAGATTATAAATTTATTAACTATGTTGACCACGGCATTAAAGAATGTGTAAAAGATTTAGGAGAACCAAATGATAGCAACCTCTACAAATATTATGATAGAAAAGGTATGTATGGTCTTGAGTATTTTAATGACATACATGTAACAAAAAGTTTTAGACATAACAACTGTAGCACACTAACATTTAAGATTGCTAACAGAAGTAACACACAACTAAACATTAGAGACTCAGATTGGACTGTTGATAACTTAGCAACAGCATTAATTGAGTTAGATAGATTTCCATTATTAATTGTACTTGATACACATACATGTATGGACAGGCTAATAGAATACCATAATAAGTTTGTAAACTTTATTCCAAAAGAACAAATGAGTGTTATGTTTAGATTGGACAACAAAGACCTGGATCATGCTAAGGAATTTAACCAATTCGTCCATGATAAGGGATTAAATAATTATGTTGACAAAAACACTAAAGTAGTGTATATTAGTAATAATAAAGTTCCTAAGCCATTGTTTAAAAGTGATTGGATGCCAATAGCATCGTTGTGTTTAACAAGGCAACCAATGAACTATATTAATGAGTACATAAACGGAATTGATTTAATAATGTCTTATGATGTAGGATCGATAGTATCGAGTCCACACAGCAGATGGCAAGTTAAAGTAGAGAATATATGACAAGTTGTAAAATAGTAATTCAAGATGAAGTAAATGTAAAAGTTGAAAACTTGCCTGTTGAGAATCGTAGAAAGATTGCTAACAAGTTAAAGTTTCAAGTTCCTTATGCACGTTACTTGCCACAATACAAACTAGGACGTTGGGACGGAAACGTTGCGTTCTTTGGTATTGGTGGTACAGGATATGTTAATCATTTAGATACTATTGTTAATAGTATCGTTGAGCAAGGTATTGAAATATCTGAGATAGTAGATCACAGAGAGAAGCATGACTTGTCCTTTAATGCAATTACAGAAGACTATTGGAAGGACCAAGGCACAGTATGGCCAGAAGGACATATGATGGCTGGCGAACCTATTGTACTACGTGACTATCAAGTTGAAACAGTTAATAACTTTTTAAATAATCCACAAGCATTACAAGAAGTTGCAACTGGTGCAGGTAAAACTATTATTACTGCAACGCTATCACACTTAATGGAAAAGATTGGTCGGACGTTAGTTATTGTTCCTAACAAATCACTTGTTACACAAACAGAGGAAGACTATGTTAACTGCGGATTAGATGTAGGTGTTTACTTCGGTGATAGAAAAGAATTAGGCAAGACACATACAATTTGTACTTGGCAAAGTTTAAATATACTAGATAAGAAAAGTAAAAACTATGATGACGTACTAACACTTGCAGAGTTTTTAGAAGGCGTACAAACAATTATTATTGACGAAGTACACCAAGCAAAAGCAGAAGTGCTTAAAAAATTACTTACACAAAATTTAAAACATGCACCTATACGTTGGGGCTTAACAGGTACAGTACCTAAAGAACAGTTTGAGTTTCAAAGTATCTTAGCAAGTATAGGTCCAGTCATTGGCAACATTAGTGCAAAAGAATTACAAGACAAAGGCGTACTAGCTAACTGTCATGTTAACATTGTACAAATGATTGACATTAAAAGTTTTGCAGGTTATCCAGAAGAGTTAAAGTTTCTAGTAACAGATGCAGAAAGAATAAAATATATAGGCAAACTATTAAACAACATAAAAAACTCAGGCAATACATTAATACTAGTTGATAGAATTAGTGCAGGCGAGCTACTACTAGAAGCAATACCAGATAGTGTTTTTATTAAAGGCGATGTCAAATTAAAAGATCGCAAGGAACAGTATGACGAAGTTAAAGAAGCAACTAATAAAGTTATTATCGCAACATACGGAGTTGCGGCAGTGGGCATTAATATACCTAGGATTTTTAATCTTGTACTTATTGAACCTGGAAAATCTTTTGTTCGAGTAATTCAAAGTATAGGCAGAGGCGTAAGAAAAGCAGAAGACAAAGACTTTGTGCAAATTTGGGATATAACTAGCACATGTAAGTATGCGAAAAGGCACTTAACATCAAGAAAGAAGTTTTACAAAGAAGCACAGTATCCATTTACGATTGAGAAAGTGGATTGGAATTAATATGAAAACAGAGGATTATAAATGAGAATATTAACATTAGAAAACAAATGTTACAAACTCGAACACCTTCCGGACGAATTAACAGATGACATTAGATTTTCAGTATTGGATAATAGTAATCCAAAAGAGCCTGACTTCTTTTATATTCCTTTGATTTTTTTAGAATCATTTAACTCACCAGCAATGGTAATGGAAATTGGAGGGCATGAAATAACTATGCCTATCGATTGGCATTTAGCAGTAGGTGACAGCGGCGGTGCTGGAGACATTGAAGTACTACCATTAACAAGTTTAAACGATAGAGGCTTTGAAGCGTTCTTGTTTAATCCGTTAACTAGTAGTATGATGAATTGGGGAGAAGTAAAGATTACTAATTTTTACAATGATGTAAAATGGTATTTCCCTAAAATGAAAAACGGACAACTATTAGGTGTACCTTTAACTGATGGTGACAACCCGCAATGTGCGTGGTTTGTAAAAGACATTAGTAGACAAAGTGAAGTTATTGATTATGGGATTCTTATCTAACAGTATAACAGTAGACGTATATACAAACCAACAATACGCTTACGATCAATGTAAGCCGCAGTTGGCAAAGAAGTATATACCCGAATGGTGGAAAAGTTTACCAGCAAGTAGACCTACGCACCAAGAGTTCTATGACGACTTGCCGATAAGTTCAATGAAACAATGTCCTGCTATTAATGATATATTAAAGGCAGGAATTATTTTCCCTAGTTGGTGTGAACTACATATGCGTGTAGGTATTGGAGGAGAGAAAGAAGTAAGAGTCTTTCCTGACTTTATTCCTGCATTGCCACACGACGAACGTGACTTTGATTTTCACAAGCCTGGACTTGCACATGTTAAGTTAGGCTCACCGTGGTTTATGAAAGAAACTACAGGTGTAAAATGGGTATGGATCAAACCTGATTGGCACACAAAGAATCCATTAGCATACTGGGGCGTACCTGGTATCACAGAGTATAAACATCAACATAGTATCTTAAATAACATTATGGTTCCATACGGTAGTGAAGTTAAAATTGAAGTTGGCGAACCTTGGTTACAACTAGTACCAATGAGTGACAAACCAATAAAACTTAACGTCCACTTAACAGACAACCAAACTATGCAGAATTTAAATACAGTTAATATATCCTCCGTAGGAAGTTATATGAAATCGATACGTAATGTTGGGAAGCAAAGGAAATTAGATGAAAACAATTAGTGAAGAATACGCTCGCCAGTTAGCACAACTACACAGCGAGAAAGCATCTTTCGGTGACGCTAAAGGATTAAAGGCTATCGAAAAATGGATTAAAGAATTTAAACCTCAGTCTATTTTAGACTATGGTTGCGGCAAAGGTGGAGTTGTATTAGCACTCAAAGAATCGTATCCAGAGATTAGTGCAATTGGTTGGGATCCAGGGATGCCAGACTTTAATATTCCCGATAACAAGAAGCCTGCTGATATGCTTATTAGTACAGACGTACTAGAACATATTGAGCCTTTCTTTTTAGATGATGTACTAAAAGATATTCACGAACTGTTTAACAAAAATGCATTTCTTATTATTGCTACTAGCCCAGCTAAAAAGTTTTTACCAGACGGACGTAATGCACATTTAATTGTAGAGAATCCGGGTTGGTGGAAAGAAAGAATTGAAAAATGTATGCCAGGTGTAAAAATTGTACATCACGAGTTCTTTGAAAAGACAAGAACAGATAAGCGTGGCGGCGTACATGAGAACAACAAATATATTGTAGTGTTGGAGAAATAGTATGAGCTTTACTAATTTAATTACAGAAGCTATTGATTCAGTATACGATGATATCAAAGCAAACAAGACTCCTACTGTATGTGAGATGGGCAACCAGCGTTTAAAAAATAATAAGTCACGTGCTAAAATTTTTAATGCACGTGGTATTCATACACATGCTAACACTACTAAAGAATACTTTCAAGCCTTAGGCTTTGGAAGATATCTTGCTATCGATGTTAATACAGAGAAAGATGCTGTTGCAATGGATCTTAATTTAGATTGCAAACAAGCATATAACTTTACAGAACAGTTTGACCTAGTAACTAATAACGGCACAGGCGAACACGTATTCAATCAGTACACAGTATTTAAAAACATACACGACATGACTAAGGTTGGTGGATACATGATCCATGTACTTCCTTTTTATCGTTGGGTTGATCACGGCTTTTATAGCTTTCATCCTAATTTGTTTTTCTGCCTAGCACACCAAAATGATTATGAGATGCATGGCGTATGGATTGGTACTAGTGACGGACATCACATTGAGAAGCTAGGACAAAAGTTATCACGTGACAAAGGTTACAGAGGTAAGTTTAAATTAGATACATGGGAAAGAGATCCTATGGTTGTTGCTATTATGAAACGTAAGACTGATGCAGAATTTGAGATGCCACAGCAACATTTATATGCAGGTGATAATATATCTAGCGATGAGATTGCGAACCGTTATAAATGAACCAGTATAGTGTCCTCCAAAACTTTAAGCCAAGTGACTTAAGGTTGAGCCCGTTTCCATATATCGTTATTGATGAAGTCCTACCATGGGACTTGTACAATAAGCTAGAAGCAGAATACCCAGAACAGTACATGACCAAAGGCGAAACACATGGCTTTGGTACTGCACGTTACGTTGATCATGACTTCGATACTTACGCAACAGTAAGTCAAGCATGGCAAGAATTTGCCGCATATTCAACTAGCAGAGAATTTAAAAACGAAGTAATAAGAGCATTTCGCACAGGACTTGAAGCACACTATCCACCAGGATCGTTTTGTCCAGAAGGATTATATACCAAGTATATGCGTAGTGATGTTGCTCCACGTAGAGCTCCTAAGAGCGGATCAATTAGAATGGAAATGCAGTTTGTATTAAATGCAATAGACAATATACAAATTAGAACTCCGCATGTTGATCAATCAAAAGAATTGTTTGCAGGTTTGTTTTACATGAAGAAGGCAGATGACACAGGCACAGATGGTGGTCTAAATGTTTATAGAAACACAGCAGGTAAGCAATGGCGCAGAGTAACAGGTCGTGAAGCAGTTGCAGAAGATATTGAAGTTGTAGAACGTGTTCCATATAAAGCAAACACTATGGTTATGTTTTTAAACACAGTAGATAGTTTACACGGAGTTGAACCTCGTGACAATCCAAATACTATTAGACGTTATGTTAATATAGACGGACACGTACAAGAGAAATTATTTAAGTTCGTTGATTAGGAGATGAATATGAAAGCAGGAAAAGTTTGGGGACAAACTGAATTAATACATGCAAACGGTGTACTAGAGTTTCATCGCATTGAATATAAAGCAGGATTCAAATGTAGTGAACATGCACACGAATATAAATGGAACGGATTCTTTGTTGAATCGGGCAAGATGATTGTTCGAGTTTGGCAAGATGATCAAGGACTAGTTGATGAAACTATTCTTGAAGCAGGAGACTTTACGCAAGTGAAGCCCGGCAAGATTCACCAGTTCGAAGGTTTAGAAGATGGAGTCGCTTTTGAATTGTACTGGGCTGAATTTAATCACGATGATATCGTAAGAAGAACAAGCGGCTCGAGCGTAACAGAACAAAGAAAAAGGAAATAATTATGTTCAAAAACATTGACAAGATGATGATGATGAAACTTGCATTACTGCATGTTGTTGTCATTACAATTTCAAATGCTTTAGTTTCTATCCCGGTAGAAATTGCAGGCATTAAATTAACCTGGGCGGCATTTACATTCCCGCTTGTGGTATTAGCAACTGACTTAACAGTTAGAATGCTAGGCAAAGGCATTGCGAGAGCAACTATTGCGGCGGCTTATCCATTTGCAATTATTGGATCAATCTGCGTAGTGTTAGCTGAAGGTGCACCAGAGAGTGTAGCCATGCGTATTGGTTTTGCAAGTGCAACTGCATATGCCGTAGGTACATTCTTAGATGTGTACGTGTTCCAATACTTTAGAGAGAATTGGTCAAAGCAGTGGTGGATTGCTCCAGCACTATCGACAGTTGTTGCAAACGTCATTGACACATACACATTCTTTGCCGTTGCGTTTAACAACTCAGCAGATGAATATATGGCGGCGAACTGGGTAGAGATTGCCGGTTCACAAGTTGTAATAAAAATTGCAGTAGGATTAATTGTATTCCTACCAGCATACGGAGTATTACTAAGATACTTAAAAACAAGACTAGCCGATCAAGAACAAGGCTAAAAAGACAAATAAATAATAGACCGGGCTTTGGTTCGGTCTATTATAACTAAGGAGAAAAGATATGGGAATGTGGGATTCAATTAAGAAGACAACAAATAAAATAACTAAATCAATTATGCCTAACCCTACTGAGGTTGGTGAGATAATTGCGGCAGAACAAAAAGCCGAAAAAGCAGTTAAGAAAACAGTTGGTGGAAAAGGTACAGTAAAGCCTAAGGCTAAGCCTAAAGCACCAAAAGCCAAACCAGTAACAAAGAAAAAGGCTCCGGCTAAGAAGCCTGCTAAGAAGAAGTAAGTCGTGGGAAGTTTACTTCCAAACGAAGCATTGATATACGAGCGAGCCAATGGTATTGTGTTCGCTCGGTATCGTGACCCTCCACACAACAACATACCTCGTTGGATCGTTGGTGGGGAAGCAAAAGCGATCAAAAAACATAATGGCCGAATGGACTTTGAAGAATATTTGGATATGGTAGATTGTTCCAAAACAAACTATACACTCAAAAAACAACTTGACAAAGCTCTCGTAATATGGTATACTATACGTAATGAAACAGAAAAAGAAACTACCGCTGAATGAAATCTTTATGGCCTTGGATATGGATGCCAAGGGTGCGTATAAAGAATGGTCAGAAGAAGAGCGTAAAGAATTAAACTTTTGGTTGCTTAACCGTTATGCAAGTAGTGTAGGCGGATCGCAAGACGCAAAAGAATGGGCAGTCATTGCCACAAACGAATATTATAATAAGAATTGGAATGTGTTAGGAACAAGACATCCGCAACTACAATGGCAACTGTTGTGTGCAACACATAACGCAACACGTAAAAGCAGACACCATCAGTGGTTAGGTATGAAACAAAAAGGCTCTGATAACAAAGCAGTCAAGTTTCTTAAAGATATGTTTCCTGAAATGAAATTAGATGAGGTAGAATTACTTGCTAGAATATCTACAACAAAGGAACTTAAAGAGCTCGCCGAACAACACGGGATGGATAAAAAAGATGTCAAAGTCTAAAGAAGGATTTGAATGTCCATACTGTAAAGTATCGTACACAAGAGAAAAAACTCTTATGGTACATATGTGTGAAAAGAAACGTAGAGCTTTACAAAAAGATGAGAAACGTGTACAACTAGGGTACTTAACGTTTAATAGATTTTATAAACTATGTCAACGCTTTGATGGTGTTAAAACATATGAACAGTTTTGCAATAGTCCTTACTACAATGCATTTGTAAAGTTTGGTAGCTTTGTTAGTAACGTAAGACCGTTATACCCAGAGAAGTATATTGACTACGTAGTTACAAGCGGAGTTAAACTAGACCATTGGTGTAGAGAAGAACTATATGAAAAGTATGCACTTGATCTTATTCGTAAGGAAGGTGTTGAAACTGCTCTTGAACGTAGTGTTAAGAACATGATGGAATGGGGAGACGAGAAAGAAGCAAGGTGGCAAGACTACTTTAACTATGCGAGTCTTAATAGAGTGACTCAAGATATTGTTGACGGTAAAGTAAGCCCGTGGTTAATATTAAACTGCAAGTCAGGTAAAGAAATGATGAGCAAGTTTAATGACGAGCAACTACAGATTGTGTATGCGATAATGGACCCGGGTCATTGGAGTACACGATTTAAACGTAGTGGCTCGGATATAGAATTAGTAAAAGAAATAGTAAAGAAGGCAGGACTGTGAAAACAAAGATTATTGACAATTGGTTAGAGCCGGATCTAGTAAGTTATTTGAATCATATGTACACTTATGATTATCCGCACTACTTTGGTCAAAAGAGTTTAAAGGGTGCAAAAGAGTTTTACATTAGTGAAATGAATCCAGCAGAACCTATGAATAACTTTTTGTTTACTAAACTGCAAAAAACATTAGATGAGAAATTAGATTTAATTAGAATGTATATCAATATACAACACAACGATATGGTAAGTGACTTTCATGCAGATGATGGAGAGATGACTTGTTTATATATGGCAAGTGATACTATACAAGATAGTGGTGAGTTTGAAATACATGACGAAATAAAAATTCCATTTGTGCAAAATACATTAGTTTGCTTTCAAGCACAGAAGTTACACAAAGGACATGCACCTTTGAATATAGAACAACCAAGAATAACTTTAGCATTTAAAACAAGTTATTCAACAAGGACAATGATACAGTAATGCCAGATATTGATATTGACTTTGCAGATAGAAAGAAAATACTTGAGAAGCTAAAGCATCGAGTTGCAAAGTTAGGTACAGGTAAAAAACATAATACGGGAATCTACGCAACAGAGATTCCACATAACCCTATTGATTTATTGAGTACAATAGATCATGACACAGCAGAGGACCGAGGATACTTTAAACTAGACTTCCTCAATGTTTCTATTTACACTGAGGTAGAGAATGAAGCACACCTAAACGCACTAATGGAAAAGGAACCCTTATGGCAACTTCTGGAACACGAAGACTTCAGCGAAAAAGTCTTTCATCTAAACGGGCACAGCGAACTATTAAAAGTCTTGAAGCCCAGCTCGGTATTAGAGTTAGCGGCGACAGTAGCGATAATACGACCAGCGAAAAGACATCTAGCAAACAAAACTTGGAACGAGATACACGAACAAGTTTGGGTAAAACCGACTGACGGGCAATACTTCTTTAAGAAAGCCCACGCAGTAGCATACGCACATGCTATTGTTGTTCACATGAACTTATTGTGCGAACAACTGAAAGAGGATAACGAATGACTATTGATGTAACTTTCTTCACTAAATGGGAAGAACTACCAGAAGCAATGCCACCTGTACCAGCAACTAAGTTTTGGCCTGAATGGTTTAAAAAGCAAAGTGGTGCAAAGAATATGGAACTAGGTTCTGAAAAGAACGGCATGGCTCCTGACGGTAGTCACCAAGATGGATATCAAACAGTTAAGAGTTGTCCAGCAGTACTTGATGTATTAAACATGGGGTATGTTATTCCACTATGGAGTGACTATAAAGTTAAACGTGTTGAGAAGAATGAACATTGTCCGCAAGGCCTTGTATGGCGTATGCCTGCAGGACCTCAAAGCAATATGTTTGGTGCGGCAACACATCCACATGAACAGATGGACGCTTATCCTTTTCCACCTGATGCGTTTGAAGGAACATTTAAATTAATTAATCCTTGGATGGTAAAAACTCCTCCGGGGTATAGTTGTTACGTGTGTGCGCCACACTACAACAAGCACGGTAACTTAGAAGTGTTAAATGGAGTTATTGATACAGATATCTATCATGAGCTACACGTTAATACTTGGTTTACTGCTCCTATTGATGAAGAAGTGTTATTACCAATTGGTATGCCTATTGTACAGATCATTCCGTTCAAACGTGAAGACTTTCAGATGGAGATTAAAGTTGGCGACCATAGGAGTATGCATAACAAAGTTACGCAGTTCATTCACAACGCCATGTTTAAAGCACAACACTATAGAGCTAAATTAAGTCCTAAAAGGTACAAATAGGTTACTTGGGTTTGCGTACTAGCTGTACGCTCTTACGCTTTACTCTTTTAACTGCTAAGTTACCTAGGTTAACAACAGGACCTACAGTTACTTTAACATCCTTAGTATTCATTGTCATTAGACAATGTCTAAATGCTGGGAACTCTTTCGGTAGAAAGATACTGATCGGAATAGTTCTATTGCTTTCAAACCACCACGCTTCGCCTAGATCTAGAAATGCTTGCCTAGACTCATCTGATGATAGATCAGTATAAACATACATGCTTGTGACATAATTATCTTGATTATTTATAATGCCCACGTATTCATTACCGCCGTATTGTACGATACTAAGGAATGGGAATTTTGTTTCGATATCTTTAAGTAGCATTGATTCTCTTTTTAAATAAATATGTATATGTCGCAATTAACATACAGATATTTAGCAAGTAACCAAGTTGGCCTCATTGCGGATTTGGCTAACAACATAACGGAGTATAGACCAGTGTACCAGAGAACATTACAACTATATCGAGGGATAGACAATACGATAGCTTTCGAGATAAAGAATTCAGATCATAAACCAGTAAGCATACTTAATACTTACACCCCTAAGCTAATGGCGTTCGACGAAAACAATGTATTAATTCTAGAGAAGACTGGTACCATCCTAGAAACAAGTACACCGTCAAAAAAGGGACAGTTCAAAATTGAAATCACTGCTAACGAATTGCTAGATGTTAAACAACAGTATGTAAGCTACAACGTGTTCTTAACTAAGGACAGCGACAATACTAATGTATTAACGTATGCTAACAGTCACTTTGGTGTTAAAGGCACTATGATGATTAGTTCAGAAGCGTTCCCAGGACCAAGTGCAACATACAGTATTAATACATTTACTGAAGTTGCGGCAAGCACAGGAAACTATACTAGTGAAACAATTACTGCTGAAGCGGCACGTAACGGCAATTCAGCGTTACATACAGCGGCACTTTACTCAACAGACTTTACAGGCGATGTGGAAATACAAGGTACATTAGATAACCAAGTTACTAACGGAACTCCATGGGGTACTGTTGCAACTGTAAGTTTAGCAAACGAAACACAACCAAAATATGTAAACTTTAATGGAGTTTACTCACACTTAAGAATAGCATATACTACTCCGGGATCGGGTACATTGGATAAAGTTCTAGTAAGAAACTAGTTGACTTTTATGTAGACTTATAGTATAATAATACTATGAGCGGAATCGTACACGAAACTATATTAGCACATTTGCCTGCGAAGCGTAAAACTACACCAAGTGGTTGGACTAGCTTCAATGCTCCCTGTTGTGTACACAATGGTACAGGTGCTGATACTAGACAACGTGGTGGACTAATCCAAAATGCAGAAGAAGGTGTAAGCTATCATTGTTTCAATTGTGGCTTTACAGCAAGTTGGAACAAAGGCAGACGTATTACATATAAGATGAAAAAACTCTTACAATGGATTAACGTTAACGATGATGCTATTAACAAACTATCTCTAGCAGTATTACAATTTGAATCTGACGAACTAGCAAATACAATAACACGTATGCCTGAGTTTAAGACAGTAGAACTGCCAGACGATGCAAAGCCAATAAGCGAATATACTGATACTAGTGACGCTCATTTAATTAAAGTATTAGAGTATATGAAGTCAAGACAGTTGTACTTAGAAGATTACAACTTTCATTGGACACCTAAGATTGGATACAGAGATAGATTAATAGTTCCGTTTTATTTTAACAATCAAATAGTAGGATACACAGCAAGGAAAGTTACTG